TCTCATTGGACGAATTTCAAGAAGCGATCCAGTAAGGAAGTTTTCAATTCCTTTCTTAGTGGATGCCAATTTCATTCGATTCGCCTTTGATCCGGTCGTGTTCTGCAACGATCCTTCAGTTAGGAACTTATAGAAAGGTCCTCTTGATCTGGTAATAGCGGTTCGAATCGGGGACAACACTTCTTCTGCCTGCTTCATTGTCGGGGCTGTGGTTATCTGATGTGTCGTTGTGACATCAACATTTAAGAAGAAATTCTGCAAGCATGAGCCATACATTGACTTTGCAGCACCTCTGGCTACTATGAGATATTGCTTATTAACCAATCTTTTTCGGATAGACTTGGTAACGTAATGTCCACCATGGCCATCCTCATAAGGTTCGTATACACTTCGCTCAACAAAATAGTACCAACCGAAAATCTGTTCAGCCCAAACTTTGAATGTATCAAGTAGTTTCAAATCTGAACCGTCAGTTAAAGTAAGTTCATTCTCGCAATAGCTGATAAAACCCTCTACTGCTTGATCATCGTAATAAATTCCCGGATTCGCAATGAGATCATCGATTCGGTTCATCTCCATCTCGATTTCTCGGCATACCGGAATTTCGCCACGAATTACGGCATCACGAAACATGCCGTAGTATTTCGGGACGGCAGTGTTCGATAACGCCATTATTTTCTTCTCCTACTTCTTCTTATTCGGGTTTGCAGCGATGTACTGTGCGGCCTCTTTAAGATTGAATTCTTTTGTCATTGCAGTCTTGACAGCATAGGTCATTGCTCCAGCCGCAGCCACAGTCAACGCTTTCTTTCCAGATGCAGAAAGAATTTCTGACACATACTTTCTACCAGGTGTGATGTCGTCTTCTGTAAGATTCTTAAACTCGCGTTCTAATTTAAGTCTCTCAATTCTTTTCTTCAGATCGGCATCGGACATTGTTCGCCGATTCTTAACAGCAACCTTACGTGCTGCTACCTCATTCTTATCGTCTGAGGGTTTGGAAGAGTGTCCCCTGGCTCTGGCAAGCTGTGCCTCCGATCTTCGAACTCCCCATTTCATTCCAAGAATTCCATGGTGTGCTAAATAGGTGTTATTCATTTTGAATCTCCCTCCTTTGCGATGTAACTGGTAACACCTCCACTGGCATTAGATGTCTGGTAATACGGAACTTCATGAATCACGAGGTCTTCGCTAAGCACTTTTCCAGACGTATCCAAGGTTTGAGTCTGATGCGCCTTTGGTGTAACTTCATATGATCCGGAATAATGCTCAGGCTCATCCGGATCGGTATCATCGTTTTCCGCAGCAACATTTAAACGCCATTCGTACTCGCTGATTTGTGTTTTATAACACTCCAGCACTGCCGAACTAAGCGGTGGATCGAAAAGAAGTTTGACCTTCAAATGCATATAGGATTTGACAAGCATGTATTTGGATTCATCAGAAATGAAATCTTTCCACGTTGCATTCTTATCTTCGATCATGAAACCTTTGGATGGACCGACACCAAGCTGTGTAAGAATCGAGAACACAGAATTGATGTGCATGATCAAATCCGCATCGAAATGTTCATACTCCTCTGCGATTCCGAGTAATTTCTTGATTGATGTCAGTACACTATCTGTAATATTCATGATCGCACCTCCATCTAACAGAGTTTTATAAACTCGCTCATACAATACCCGCTGATACCGTCCCCAGTCTTAACTTTATAAAAACCAGAGACAGACTCATTATCACAAACTGTTACAACTGTATCCGAACTGATAATGTCTAACGATCTGGATACCTGCGTCGGATCTTTGCGAATGTTCAAATTCATACAATTTACCACCACACCCATAAGTGGCTTCTTGTTTCCTTCCATAATTTTCCTCCTAATGCCTCCATGGGCATGTATCATTTTTTCGTCGTTCATTTGGAACTGTTAAAAGTAGTTTCGCATCTCCATAATGTATAGCATTGTGAGTTGATAAAGTTGTTGCGATCAGATACTCTGGATTCAGAACCAAATCAGTCCGCAACAGTATGTCCTGCTGCTTTATTGGGTTCATATGATGAATAAGAATCTTTCCACGAATCTCATAACCATCCAATCCAAGGTCGCATCCATTATCACGAATAATAATTTTTCTCCGAATGTCCTTCCATTCTTGAGAATTGTAAAATATCTGATTAAGATACCTATCAAATCCGAATGTCTCTTCACCAACCACTCCATCCAAACGAAGATACTCGTATCGCTCCTTAAAGGTTGTAAGTTGCAATAGTTCCGAATAACATTTAAGCATCATCCACCTCATCTCCATGACCGCTATAACCACGAAATGCTTTTAATGCATCTGCATACAGCTTTTCAGAATTTTCAATGGATTTCAGATTCTGAGTCTTCGCCTCTATCAGTTCCTTCTGTTTTTCCAAAATCTCTTTTTCAATTCTTTCTTTTGTTGAACCGAGCTTCAAATAGTGAGTAATCACCTGCGACGAAGCGGTTCCCTCTCGTAATTGCTTTTCAGCCAAGTCAACTGCTAATGAAACAAGCTGATTTTCTCTCGCTTCTGGCGTTAATGCTGGACGCATCATCCTAGAAGACTCGGATTGCTTTGCTTTCCTCAAAGTTGATGCCTCCTTCCATTTAGTTGTTCGTTACTTCTGTGATAGTTCTCACATACTTTTCCAGTATTTAAAAGGACCTACAAATCATGACAATGCTACTCAACGAAAGGAGAACTAACTTTGAGCCGATCCCACAGAAACCGTTGTCAAATATCATGAGTTATAGACCCTTGTAAACACTGGAACAGCTGAAAAGGCTCCCTAAAAATGCCCTCCGGGGAAATTTTAAAGACCGCCGCGATATGGGTGGGGGTATGTTTTTTTAGACACCCCCCTATACCCCTTTTAATCATGTACTAGCGGTTTCGGCTTTTGATATGCCGACGAAATCACTTTTAGGAAGCTTTTTCTTTATGTTCATTTATTTCCGATTTACTTGTAACCTTTCGATAGATGTTCTGGAAATCATAACGGATTATCTCATCAATAGCTCGCTCTACTTCCTTGTTATTCTCTTCATCTGATAACTGATCTGATGTTCGAGCAATTCGACCAAGGTAAGCAGTTGTGTGATAACCCTTTTCTTCATCGAACATGAACCATTGAGTGAACTGTTCAAACGGATCATAAGGATTATCAAAAGTTGTAAGCGCGAATCTCATCTTACTTAGTTCACTCCTTTCCATTCAAATACTTAGAAACTGTTGAAGAAGAAACCCCAAGAGCTTCCGCAATCTCTGAAGTGCTGTAGCCAGATGCGCTAAGCGCAGCGATACGATTCTGCTTAGCTGTACTCAGAGCAGTGCTTGCACGAGGGGTCGCTCTCTGACGAATAGTATCAGTATTCGTGTTATTCAGAATTTGCGTAAGCTTATTCTCAGAAATTGCTCCGGCCTGAATGGCTTCCCACTCTTTATCCGTAATTTCGATGTTAGATCTCTTAGCCCCTACAGAACTTCTTGCCTGTGCCAGGGCCTGCTGACTTGCCTTCTTAACTTCGGCTTTGGTCATATCCGGATTGTCTTTTCTCTTGGCTGCAACAGTCGCATTCGCCATTGTCTGAGCCTGTCTCTCTCTAGGAGCATTCGCTAAAGCTAAATCCAGCTTTGCATTTAAAGACTTTACTTCTTCAGAATAAGTTGCCTTAGCAGAAGCTGAGTAAGCAATTTTGCCTGTACTCATCATCTCCCTACGAGCCTGGTTAGCTAAAGACTTCATAGAATTTGCATAGTCGGCATAAGCTTCTTCCTGGGGGGTACCTGAAGAAAGAGTACGGGCATCTTTTGTTTCAGCCATCTTCGTACTCTTCTGAGTTCTCACCTGAATTTTTCCATTCTTATCGACATACTCTTCCTTAACAGACTTGTATGACAGAGAACCATCTTCATTGATTGTCGGGGAACCTTTTCTCTTAAGAACCTGTGTCTCAGATTTTGCTCTTGAAATGAGGGTAGATGCACCTTCATGGTAACGACCTTCTGAATCCACATTTCCCTGATACTTCTTCTTAAGAGAAGCGATACCGTTATCGATTTCACTCTGCTTATAATCCAGTTTGTGTTTCTCGGCATCAATTACAACCATACTGTGACGAACCGCTCTCGCTAATTCATCCTGTGTGGCTCCCTTCAGAGTCATATCAGTAATCAGATTCGATACTTTACCCATTTCTGTCTGAGTATTTCTCATAATCTTATACTCTTTACCATTACGATAATAATGATCTACACCATCGGCATCCTTCTTAACGATTCCACCATAAGCATCCTTGGTATCGAAACCTTCCAAACCTTTTAATGGAGAAGTGGAAGTAATCTTTACCTTACTTTTTGTGGAGTTACAAGGAATTACCATTACGGTATCGCCATCAAAGTCAGCTCCCGATAAACGGTCTGCATTCTTCTTATTGATACCGATTGCATCTGCTGGTGTGTTTCCAAGGACACTCTTTCCTTCAGCCAATTTATTATTGACTTTCAGAATAGGAATCTCAAAGGTTCCGCCATGCGGGTATCGGATCAGAGCAACTGTTTCTCCATCTTTGTAGTTTGGAGCATACACCTCATTATCTTTGATTGTTGTTAATGGGAGAATTACCTGATACTTCTGTCGAGGTAACGCCGCTGCCTGTAAATGTACGGCGGCCGCATCGCAATCATCAGCAAATGATTTCAACAGAGCCTTCTTAACAGTAGGATTTGTCAGTGAACAGATTTCATCATATTCCGCCTGCTTATCGGCTTTTGCCAAACCTAACTGTTTTTTGATAAGCGTCAAACTCTGTTTAGAAAGAAACTGTGACGGAAGTGTCTTACTCCATTCTCCCCAATCACCCTCTTCTGCTCTCTTATTGATAAGAGAAAGGGACTGTTTCTTTCCAGTTACAGGATCTGTATACTTCCCCTTTGGATCATCGTAGTAGCTCTGACCACCATGCTCTTTGATCAAGGAACCAAATGGATTATCCGGATCATCCTTAATCTTCTTAAGAACATCTTTGGTCGGTGTGCCAGATTTTTTGTTAGTATTGAAAATCACATCAACACCATCTGGCATATTGTCGGAATAAACGGCCATACCTTTAAGGTAGTGGGTTCCATCTACCATAATACGAACCTGTGCATAATGAGAATCGCCTAAAGACAGATCTTTCACACCTCTACGGAGTTCAATTACGCCATCCTTATCAACGCCACCTTGATCGGCATAGCGGATCTGCAAGCGCTTTGAATCCATGCTGGCCGGGTACTCAAAAGATTTTCTGAAAGACTCTCCATTATCATAGGAAATGTAGTCTCTTACAGAATGGACATTTTCAAAGTCGTAAATATCTTTATGCTCGGTACCAGGCGGACAGATAACCTTGATATTGGTCTGTTTGCCAGGATTCGTAACCTGAGGAACGCCACCTCCATAAATTGGGTAACCTTCCAGTTCCAACATATAAAGAGCCTGGTTAAGTTTTTCTTTTGATACGCCAAGTTCTCTTTCAACGCCAGTTCCGACGTCGATCATTCCCTTTTCTTCAATGAGTTTTCGCAGAACATCCGCGGTGGCCTTAGCCTGGTTCATTCTGTTTTCAGAAGTTTCGTTCAATAAAGAGCGGACAGATGAGTCGTTGGCGAACCCCATCTTATCGGCAATTTCATTTAAACTGTAACCTTTCTCACGAAGACCCTTTGCAGTTGCTACCTGAAGAGCACGACGCTCATCCTTAGCAAGACTCATCTGAGTACGGAGCTGTGTGGTGGTCAAACCCATATTCTTAGCAATGTCTGTTTCTCTCATTCCGGTTTTTTTTAATTCCTGAACACGACTAAGAAAATCACCGCTATGCTGATATGGATTCTCTCCAGAACCATAAGGGTAACGCCCAGAACGCCGTGGCATACCATAATGCATTAAAATATCTTCTACAATGGAATTCATAGCTTACCCCTCCTGTTCTCTGATTTTCTTAATCACCTTATCAAAAGTAATAATTCGGTCCATGATTGGAACAATATCTTCAGCCGTTGGGTTATGATACAGAATTTCATTGTTCTGATAGATTCTCAATTCCATTTCAATATCCCCAGGCTTCACTTTATATTCCAAACAAAAAAGAGCGGCATATATTTCAAGCTGCTCCATGTGCGCCGGAATCTTTCCGGTCTTCAAATCGTGAATTCTTAAGAAGTTATTCCGAAACAAAATCGCATCGGCTGTACCAAAACAATTATCGGAATAGTAAAGGATCTGCTCCGGTGTCATCTTAAAGCCGATGGCATCATTCACATACATATTTAATGTCTGCTTCGATTTTGGTAATTTCTGATTGAGCATGATGCACTGTGCTGCAAATGCATGTAATACAGTTCCTTTTTGTGTGGCAAGGAAATTTCGATATGCTTCCGCAACTTTATCCTCACCATAATTTATCCAGTGATATTTACTGGCACCAAGAAAGGCGTGTTGTCCTTCAAGGTTCGA